CTGGAAAATCTCACCCTGCGCCAGCGCATCACCGATAAATATCTGGTGAATCTGGCCGCGTCGGTCAACAGCTAAGGAGCTAGCGCTATGGCACTGCCTCGCAAACTGAAAATGATGAACCTGTTCAATGACGGCCTGAGCTACATGGGCGTAGCGACTGCCGTTACCCTGCCGAAACTCACGCGCAAGCTGGAGAACTATCGCGGCGCTGGCATGCCCGGTAGCGCACCCATTGATTTTGGTCTGGATGATGACGCGCTCTCAATGGAATGGACGCTCGGCGGTCTGGCAGATGAAACGCTGTGGAGCCAGTACGCCGCGCCGGGCATTGATGCGGTACTGCTGCGTTTCAGTGGGTCGTACCAGCGCGACGACACCGGGGAAATCGCCGCTGTTGAAGTGGTGATGCGCGGCCGTCATAAGGAGATCGACGGCGGCGAAAGCAAAGAGGGGGAAGATACCGAAACCAAGATTTCCACCCAATGCACCTATTACAAGCTGACCATCGACGGCAAAGAGATGATCGAGATTGACACCATCAACATGATTGAGCGTGTGGTCGGTGTTGACCGTATGGAGCAGCACCGCCGGGCGATTGGTCTGGCGTAACCCTGTCCGGCCAGCCCGGTGCTGGCCGTCTTCTTTCTATTTTCTATCTGAACACAGAGGCAACATCATGAACAAAAACGACAACGTGGTCACACTGGAAACCCCGATTAAACGTGGCGACACCCTGATCGACACCATCACCCTGATTAAGCCGACTACCGGAACGCTGCGCGGCGTCAGCCTGGCGGCGCTGGCCGGGTCGGACGTCGACGCGATGATTAAAGTGCTGCCACGCATGACCATGCCGGCACTCACCGAAAACGAAATCACCCGCCTTGAACTGCCGGATATGATTGCCATCGCAGGCAAGGTGATCGGTTTTTTGACGCCGAAATCGCAACAGGAGACCTCCCCCGAAGCCTGAGTGTTGATGAGCTGATGGCGGATATCGCGGTAATTTTTCACTGGCCGCCATCGGAGCTGTACCCAATGACCCTCACCGAGTTGATCCTGTGGCGCGACAAAGCGCTGAAACGCAGCGGACACCATAACAATGAGTAACACTCTACAGTTAAGCGTTTTGCTGGAAGCCGTGGACAGGGCAACCCGCCCGTTTAAGGCGGTGCAAACCGCCAGTAAAAAACTGTCGGGCGATATCCGTGATTCACAGACACAGCTCAAAGAGCTGAACGCACAGGCCGGGCGTATCGATGGCTTTCGCAAGACAAAAAACCAGCTAGGCGAAACAGGCGCAGCACTCCAGCAGGCACAGGCGAAAGCCGCCGAGCTGTCGGCCACGCTGCGCAATAGCGAAAATCCCACCAAACGGCAGGCGCAGGCGCTGGAGCGGGCGAAACGTCAGGCCGCTACGCTAAAAACGGAGTATGGCCAACTGCGCCAGTCGGTACAGCGCCAGCGTACCGAGCTAGAGCAGGCAGGCATTAGCACGCGCAACCTGTCCGGCGCAGAGCGTAAATTACGCAACAACATATCTCAGACAACGACGCAGCTTGACCAGCAGCGCGCCGCGCTTTCCCGCGTCAGTCAGCAACAGGAAAAACTGAACGCGGTCAGAAAGCGCTACGAGAAAGGCGCGGAAATCACCGCCGGGGTGCGCAATACCAGTGCGGCGGCGTTTGGCCTCGGTTCCGCGGCGCTGTATGCCGAAAGCCGCCTGATTGCGCCCTCGGTACAGGCCGACGGACACGGGGCGCGTATCGCGGCACAGACGGGCGGGAATGCGGCCGACGGCGAACAGTACACCCGCGTTATCAAAGATATTAACGCCTCTGGTGTAAGTAATGACATCAACCAAATAGCCGACGCGGTGGCCGCTGCACGCAGCACACTCGGTGCATTGGGCGAGGTGGGCGAAACCGAACTGACGCGGATCTCACGTAAAGCGCTGGACGTACAACAGGCGCTCGGTGGTGACGCGGCGGAGAGTATCCAGATAGCCGCAATCATGATGAAGAACGGCCTCGCGAAAAATAGCGATGAGGCGTTTGATTTGATGGTCTCCGGGATGCAGCGCGTGTCTGCGCAGATGCGCGGCGAACTGCCGGAAATCCTGCATGAATATTCGACCCACTTCCGCAACATGGGATTCAGCGGATCGGAAGCCATGACGCTGCTGGTTGAGATGGCGCAGCAAGGCAAGTTCGCGCTGGACAAAACAGGCGACGCGATTAAGGAATTCAGTATTCGCGGGTCGGACATGTCAAAGGCCAGCATTGAAGCGTATGACGGCATCGGACTCAATGCGGCAAAAATGTCTAACGCCATCGCCAGCGGGGGCGATAAAGCACGGGCGGCAATGCAGAAAACCGCCAACGGGCTGCTGAAAATTAAAGATCCGGCAGAACGGGCAAATGCTACCATTGCCTTGTTTGGTACGCCGATTGAAGACCTGTCGATTGACCAGATACCGAAATTTCTGGCCGCACTGGCCGGGGCGGAAAACAAGCTCGGTGATGTGTCCGGGGCGGCTGACCGCATGGGCGATACCCTGCGCGATAACCTCGAAGGGGATATCGGGCGGCTACAGGGCGCGATGTCCAGCCTGCGCTTTAATCTGTTTAATGACGATGACGGCGCACTGCGCAAACTGACGCAGGCCGCGACAGCCTGGTTAACCCGCGTCAATGAATGGGTCAAGGCTAACCCGGAGCTGACACGCCAGATAGTGATGGTAGGCGGAGCCGCCACGGCGTTAATTACGGTACTGGGTGGAATCGGGCTGGTTGCGTGGCCTGTCATGAGCGGGATAAATGCATTAGTCGGTGGAGCGGGTTTACTGAGTGCCGGATTGCGGTTAGCCGGAACACGCGGCATTACGCCGCTGTCAGGGGGATTAACCCGCCTCGGCGGTGCGATTACGTGGCTGGCTAAATCGCCGCTGATGCTGCTACGGGCGAGAACCTCTGCGCTGACCTCGGTATTCGGGGCGGTCAGTAACCCGCTGACCATTATTCGGGGCGCGATGTCGGGTTTTGGCCGGGTGCTGATGTGGCTGTTTACGTCACCGCTGGCGCTGCTGCGCACTGGCATTACGCTGGTTGGCAGTGCGTTAGGCGTGCTGCTGTCACCCGTCGGGCTGGCCGTCGCGGCGATGGTTGGCGGCGCACTGCTTATCTGGAAATACTGGGAGCCGATTCAGGCCTTTATCGGCGGCGTGGTTGAGGGATTTGTTGCAGCCAGTGCGCCCATTATTGCGGCGTTTGAGCCGCTCCAGCCTGTCTTTACGTGGATGGGTGACAAAATCCGGGCGCTGTTTGGCTGGTTCGGCGATCTGCTGAATCCGGTCAAATCCACTGCCGCCGAGCTGGACGGTGCGGCCAGCATGGGGAAACGGTTCGGTGAGGCACTGGCTAACGGGCTGAACATCATCATGAACCCGCTGGAGTCGCTGAAAAAAGGCGTATCGTGGCTGCTGGAAAAGCTGGGGCTGGTTGACGAGAAATCGAAGAAGCTGCCGACCGCTGACAGTATCCTGCCGCCGGAAGACGCCGCCGCGCTCAAAGTCGGCGTGAGCCGTGCACCGGTTCCGCAGGGCAACGACGCACAGGCGATTGCTGCCCGATACAGCGGTGTGAGTAAACCGGAAACAGTAGCGGATCCGGCGCCCCTCACCCACCGTCAGGACACGGCGGCGATGGCGTCAGCGAATATGAACATATCGGCTTATCGGCCGATAGCACCGACAGTTCAGGCCAGTGCGGCATCATCCCCGGTCAGCATTCACGCGCCGATCAGTATTGTTGCCCAACCCGGCCAGAGTGAAAAAGGCATCGCGCAGGAAGTCGCCCGTCAGCTTGAACAGCGGGAACGGGCGGCGCGGTCACGCGCATTCAGTCAGTACAGTTATCAGGGAGGCTAATCCGATGATGCTCACATTAGGGCTGTTTGTGTTCCAGCTCCAGACTTTGCCTTACCAGAACATGCAGCGCAACGTTGATTACCGCTGGCCGTCAAACAGCCGTGTCGGCCAACGTCCGGCGTTGCAGTTCTTAGGCGTTGAAGAGGAAAAAATCACGCTGTCAGGGGAGCTGCTGCCGGAAATCACAGGCGGCACGCTGTCATTGCTGATGCTGGAAACCATGGCCGATCAGGGGCGTGTATGGCCGCTGATTGAGGGCAGCGGCACCATTTACGGCGTGTTTGTGGTGAACAGCATCAGCCAGACAAAAACCGATTTTTTCCCCGATGGCCGCGCCCGGCGGATTGAGTTTACCGTTACGCTGACCCGCGTTGACTCATCACTGTCTGCGATGCTGGGCGATTTACGCCAGCAGGCGGAGGGCTTGATCGGCAGTGCCGGGGAAATGGCTAACCGGGCGCAATCCGCCATCGGAGGCTTATTCGCATGATTAACCCGTTGAACGTTCGTGCTGGCAGTAAAATCGCACCCGCGTACCTGCTGCGACTCAATGAGCAGGACATCACGACCGTTATCAGTCCGCGCCTGTTGTCACTGAGCCTGACCGATAACCGGGGATTTGAAGCCGACCAGCTCGACATCGAGCTGGACGACAGCGACGGGCTGTTGCAGTTACCCCGCCGGGGCGCGGTGCTGTCGGTGTTTTTGGGCTGGGAAGGAGACGCGCTGATCGGCAAAGGCGATTTTACGGTGGATGAAATAGAACACCGTGGCACGCCGGATACGCTCACCATCAGGGCGCGGAGTGCCGATTTTCGCGGGTCGCTGAACGCCCGGCGTGAGCAGTCGTATCACGATACGACGCTGGGGGCGATTGTTGAACAGGTGGCGAAGCGTAACAACCTTGCGCCGATGCTGGCCGACGGATTCGCGGGGATAAAAATTCCGCACATCGACCAGACGCAGGAAACCGACGCGGTATTTATTACCCGGCTGGCTGAGCGCAACGGGGCAATCGTGGCGATCAAGGCCGGGCGTTTGCTGTTTATCCGTCCCGGAACGGGGAAGACGGCCAGCGGCAAACCTATCCCGCAGCAGATAATTGAGCGCAGCGACGGCGATCAGCACAGTTTTAGCCTGGCTGACCGGGGCGCGTACACAGGCGTAACGGCAAGCTGGCTGCATACAAAAGAGCCGCAACCTGAAAAGCCGAAAACGGTGAAGGTAAAGCGTCAGAAAAAAGTGTTATTGCATCAGGGAGCACAACCACAGAAGACGCACCCTAAAGCGAAAAAGGCAAAGAAGGAGCCAGAAGCCCGTGAGGGGGATTATCTGGTTGGCACCGATGAAAACGTGCTGGCGTTGACCACGGTTTTTGCGACCAAGGCACAGGCCATGCGCGCCGCACAGGCAAAGTGGGACAAGCTCCAGCGTGGTGTCGCGGAGTTTTCTATTACGCTGGCAATGGGACGCGCCGACCTGTTCCCGGAAACGCCGGTTCAGGTGAGCGGATTCAAACAGGTGATCGACGAGCAGGAATGGACAATCTCAAAAGTGACGCATTCCCTGAGTAATTCAGGGTACGTTACCGCGCTGGAGCTGGAGGTGCTGCTGTCTGATATTGAGTATGAGGGAAGTGAATAAGATTAAAATCAATTTTTTGAACAAAATTCCATTATTTGAATTAAATGGTAATATTAGATAGAAAAAAGCCAGTTAAGGATAAAATTATGATGCATTGCCCACTCTGCCGACATGCTGCCCATGCTCGTTCAAGCCGCTACTTAAGCGAATCTACTAAAGAACGCTATCACCAATGTACAAACATCAATTGCGGCCATACGTTTGTTACACTTGAAAGCGTCACCCGCTCAATCGTTGAGCCTGGGAAGATAGATCCAGTGACACCCCACCCTGCTTCTAATAAGCAATTCCAGATGTGGGTATAA